GCCGTAATCCCGCTGCGCTCTGCGTTTTGGCCCGGAGTGCCTGCCCATTTGCAAGGCATTCTGCAAATGGCGCGCAATTCGCTTATGAGCGCTTGGGCTAGCGATACCTACGTTTCTCGCTACTGGCAGACTGGCGGTACGCCCGTTACCCAAATTAGTACCGAGCAGGAATTAGACAATACGCAGGCAGATACGATTGCGCAGCGTTGGCGGGATAGGAGAGCGCAGGGGCCAGATTACCCGGCAGTGCTAGGTAAAGGTGCATCCGCAGAACCTTGGGGAGCGGACGTATCTTCACAGTTAGCAGTAGAGGCACGGCAGAATATTGCTGCTGAGATTGCCAACCTGTTTGGCGTTGCCTCTCACTACATTAACGTCAATCCGCCCGGTTCATCTATGACGTATTCCAATGTCCAAGATGAGGCGTTGTCTTTGGACCGATTTACCCTGTCGGGTTTCTATGACCCTATCCAAGACTTGATTAGTGACCTGCTGCCCGATGAGCGTTTCATGCTAATTGACATGACGCGCCTTACGCGAGCATCGCAAGAGTCTAGGTTTAGGGCATGGCAGATTGCGACGGGGGGTAAAGCATGGATGACGCCAGACGAGGTTAGGGTAGAGGAAGGGTTAGCGCCCAATCCTACGATTGACAAGATGGTAGAGGCGCAGGCAACGGGTGCGGAGTCAGTCGCAAGCAATCCTGCTACACCCGATGCGCAAGTAATCGAGTCTGCGCCTGTCGAAGTGCCTGCATAACTATGCGGAAAAATATTCATTGGCAAAACCCTTGACAAATAGCCTAGAGTATGCATCTAAGTTAACATATCTGCTCTAAGGTACCGCCACGACCCGCAAATAAAAAAGTGGGGTACTGGCATTACTTTCAGGATTGGTGCCCGTAGCGGGCTTCCTAGAGCGTTGTGGGGCATTCACGAGGGGAAATGTTAGCCACTTACAGTATGCAGGGGTATACATGAACACTCGCACTACCTCCCTTGGTCGCATCGAAATTAGAAACGTAGAGGGCGAGCCGGGTAGGTTTGAGGGGATGGCAATTCCATATGGCGTCACCATTGACGTTGCGTATGGTAGAGAGCGTTTCGTAAGAGGCGCGTTCGCAGATGCCGTTACGTCTATCAACAGTGGCGAAAAGGTAGCCTATCTCAACAGACACGGTGTAGATGGTGGCGTTCCCGTTGGCGTTATCAATCATCTACAGGAACGCTCTGACGGTTTATGGTTTGGTGGCGATTTCCTAGACGTACCAGAAACGCCACAGGCTAGGAGTCAGGTGCAATCGGGTATCAATGGCGTTAGTGTTGAGTTTGTACCGGGTAAGTACCGGCGCAAGGCTGACGTAGTTGAGCACTACAGCGGGGTAAGGCTCGCTGCAATTGCTGGCAGTTATGCGCCTGCATATCGCACGGCGCGAGTTGCATTACGGAGCGTGGCTAGAGCCACAGAGGGAGGCAAGGTGCCTAATCTTACTGTCGCTGCGCTCACTGAGCGGCGCGACACAATCACGAGTCAGATTGCGGCAGTGCGCGCAGTCGCAGAGACAGAGGACAGAGCATTAGACGATGACGAGACGCGGGATATTTCCGCGCTAGAGGGTCGCCTTACCAACGTCGATGCGCTGATTACAGACGCACGGGCAGACGAGCAGAGGCGCGATGCGGAGCGGCGTTCCCTGCCTGCCCGCGCTGCTGGGTCCCCCGCTGTCGTTACTCGCTCTGAGTCTGTCTATGGTCCTACGTCCGGGCATTCCTATTTTGCAGACCTCATGGCAGCGAACAGGGACGTTGGCGCAAGCGAGCGATTGCATAAGCACAAGTCACTTGTTACGGACCTTGCGGAGCAAATCAACCGAGCGGTTGACTCGTCTAGTATTTCGGGCGCGTACCCTACCAATTACTATCCTGACCTCTATATTCCTGATATTGCGTACACTGGCCCGCTTTCTGCGTTTTTCGCAGTGACTCCGATTACTGCGCCTAATCCCATTATCGTTCCAGCGTTCGCAACCGTCACTGGTGATACCGCAGTGCAGGCGTCGGAGAATGCTGCGCTTGCCAACGTTGACGCTACCACCGCGCCTAAGTCTCTTACGCCTAAGACAATCGGAGGCGAGAGTATCGTTTCGCGTCAGGCTGTCGATGGCGCCTCTCCGGGTACTGACGTTATCATCGGTAACGAATTGCGCGAATTGCTGATGCGTGATACAGAGCGAGAAATCGCGCTTGTGTTGGAGGCGCTTACGTCATCGGGCGCGATTGCGGATACAGCGGGCACCACTGCTGCGCAGAGCGGGCGCGATTTGTATAAGGGTATCGCTGGTGCGCTTGGTACGTTCTACGCTGGCGCTGCTGCTGGTGGCGCTGGCGCGCGAATGCTTCCCGCTGAGGGAGTGTTTGTGAATAGCACGGATTGGGGAAACCTAGTCGCGGGCGAGGATACAACCGGGCGTCCGTTGCTGGCGTATATCAATCCGCAGAATGCGCTTGGACAGCAGACAGCAGTAGGCTTCCAGAAGGGGCAGATTGGCGGTGTTCCCGTCGAACCTGCATGGTCAATTCTTGACCCGAAGAATGAGATTGTCGCGCGACGAAATGACGCTCGACAGTGGAAGTCTGCAATTCTTGACGTTCGACTGATGGAGCGCAACGGTCCGCAAAGCGTTGTCTTTGCAATCTGGCAGTACTTTGGGTTCGCAGTGTTGCAGCCTAAGGGCGTTAGGCGATACGTCTATACCAATGTGTAGTGACGATGAAATCGCGGAAATCATTGCTGCGCGCGATGCCCAATGGATTGCTTGGTTAGCCTCTGCGCCCGGTAGGGTTGGAGAGGCAATCCAAGAGGTACAGGCGCTAGACGCTTGGCATGATAACCGACCTGACAAACCAGACGAAATGTAAGTAGGTGACAAAATGACTGAGCAGAATATCCCGCCCGCTGAGGAAGGCGCTACAGAAGTGGAGCCCATCCCCGAGGAAATCGAGTTAACCTCCCCAACGTCGAACGATGTTGGCGAGCAGACACTTACTCAGGCTGATATTGCCGAGGCTGAGGCTGACCCTGAGGCAGAGCCGGAGGAATAGTGTACGCTCTGACGGGTGCCCAAATTCTGGAGTTTGTCGGGAATAAAAACCCCGAGCCAGAGGACACTACTTGGGCAGATATGGTAGCTAAATCGCTAGTGTCTGGCTTAACATCTAGACTTAATGGCGCTGTAATTACCTCTCCGTCAGGCGCAGAAGATGAGTTAAACGTCGCTTTGCTAATCGGTGGCGCGGAAGGCTACAAGAGACGCGAGGCGACGTTTGGCTTGACTGGTTATGCTGACCTAGAGGGAAGCGCCATTAAGGTAGCCAAGGACTACCTAGATGGGGTTAAGCCTCTTATAAATCGGTACTCAGCAGGTCCGGGCATAGGATGACCCTACAGGCTAGTAGGCAAACTTTGCTTGATACCCTAGAGGCAGCGGGCGTAAATACGTTCTATGGCATCGGTAGATTTACTGCACCATGCGCGCGTATTTTCCCCGCTGACCCTTGGGTAGATATTAGCGGATTGGCTAACGGTAGGCGTACTCAGCGCTGGGAAGTTTGGGCAGTTGCCGGTAAGTCAGACAGTGTTGCAACATTCGATGAATTAGAAACGCTAGTCAAAAAGTGCAATGATGCCTTAGCGTTATTGGAAGGCTGGGCATACCCTGTGTGGCGCAGACCCGCGATTACGGAAATGGGGGGTACGCGCTACTTTGCATGTCGTGGAATGATGGAGACAGCGCAAGAGGTTTAACATGGCAACTATTCTGTTTATGAAAACCGCTCTATTTACCCTTAAGGTTGGCGCGGGACCTCTTAAGACATTCCAAGGCGATGCTGCGGACGTGCACGTAGAGGTTAGCGCTGGTGACGTTGTGGAGTACCCAACCCTAGACGGTGGGGTAGCCTCTAACTCGTCTCCCGAGAGTTACGCGCTATCCATGCGCGCTGGTCAGGATTACACAGCAACAGGCTTAGCGCGTTTCCTTTGGGATAACAATGGGCTAGTTGAGGATGTAGTCCTTAACGCATTCAGTCAAACCGCTGTACCCGGAGCAGCAACGCCCGCAGTCAAGGGGCAGGTTACGTTGGTTGCTGTGCAGTACGGTGGGGAGGTTGGTACGTTTGCTGAGTTTGAGGTTACGCTACCGTTCGTTGCTAAGCCAACACTCGCAATCGCTTAATGGTTGCTCAGGGGTTAAAGGTAGAGGGTATACCAGAGGCTACGCGGGCGTTCGACAAAGTTAGCGCTGGTATACAGGACCTATCTAAAGCACATAAGGCAGAGGCAGACATGCTTTTGCATGACGTGCAAGCAGCAACCAGACGGAAAAGCGGAGACTTAATCGCGGGTTGGGAAACCGACGGGATAGCCACAGCAGCCAAATTCATTAACCAAGTGGTATATGCAGGCGTGCAGGAATTTGGTTGGGCAGAGCATGGCATAGAGCCAACGGGCGCGATTACGAAAGCATTTGAGAGTAACGCCACACAGACAGAGGCGATTTATGGAGACGCAATCGGAGACATTGCCAGAGCAGCAGGGTTCGACGTCAAATAAAATCGACCTCTCTGCTATTGCCGCAGAGCATCCCGTTAACCAACAGACTGCCGTTCTAGACCTCAATACGTTTGACGCATCGCAATTGACATTGCTAGAAGTGTTGGACATGTCTGAGGTATCGGGTATCGATGCCGCTGACCTTGGAGTAGTTTTGGCGCAGGGTCAGACCTCGCAGAAAATGCTTATCTTCTACGGTATGGCATGGTGCATCGCTAAGCGCGCCAATCCCTTTCTGACGTTCCAAGAGGTACGCACTTGGAAATTAGAGATTGTCGGAGAGGTTGATAGGGCTAAGGTAGAGCGTAATCAGAAGCGCGCTGCTGCGATTGTGGGCGCTGCTGCTGTCAGTGGCTTACATCCTGACGAGGCAGCGAATTTGACGGTAGCCCAATTGAGCGCCTATGGCGAGCGACGGCAGAGAGCGAACCGCGCTGCGAGGCGTAGGAAGGCTGGCTAATGCTAGGTAAAGGTGTCGCGCTAGTCGTCTCCATTATTGGAGATACCAAGGGGCTAGAGAAAAGCCTTGGTACTGCTGGTGGCGACGTTAAGGGTTTCGGTGCGGAGGCCCTAGGCGCTGCTGCTAAGGTAACGGTAGTCGCGGGCGTTGCGCTTGCTGCTGCTGGCGCTATTACTGTCATGGCTAAGGCAGCGGCAGACGATAGGGCAGAGCAGCAGAAACTTACTAGGGCAATCCAAAATGTAGGGGCAGAGACAGCGCAGACTACGCAGCAGGTAGAGGATGCAATCGCCGCTGGTCAGGCAAAGGCGTTTTCGGATAGTGAAACGCGCGCAGGTTTGCAATCGCTTGTCACTGCAACGAAAGACGTTGGCACTGCAACTGCACTACTGACGCAGGCGCAGGATATTGCGCGCTTTGCTAACGTTGATTTGGCGACTGCATCCGATGCCGTAGCTAAGGCATACGCTGGTAACGATAAGGCATTGCGTAGCCTTGTGCCGGGTATGGAGAAAGGCGCGACAGGACTAGAGACAGTTGCGAACGCAAGTAAGTTGGCAGCGGGTCAGGCTGACCTATACGCCAATTCCGCAGATGGGATGGGCGCTCGCGCGAGCGATGCGTTCTCGGAATTGTCGGAGACGATTGGAGAGGTATTCCTCCCCGTTCTAGATGCCTTGCTCCCAATCGTAATCCAATTGCTGCAATTGCTTGGGCAACTAATTAAGGCAGTGTTGCCGCTCATTATCCCAATCCTTAAGACACTTGGCGCAGCGTTAACCATCGTTGGCAATATCCTAGCAACAGTGGTGGGATGGCTGGTTAAACTGGTGGAATGGCTTACAAAGGCTATCGGTACGATTGGAGATTTCCTCTCCAAGCTTAATCCGCTTAGCGGTATCAAGTTGCCGAGCCTGCCATTTACAGCAAGTGTCAGTAGCTTACAAGAGGGGCCAACGCAATTCGCTAGCGGTGGGGGCGGTGGGGGCGGTGGGATTACATTTAACATCTATGGTGACCCCTCTGTTATCGAAGCGCGCGTAACCAAGGCGCTGCGCGATTACAAGAGGCGTAACGGAACCGAGGCTGTATTTTCGCTGGATAGGTTCTAATGGTTTTGCTACCGCCACTTAAAGCAATTGGCAGGGTACGAATTGAGGTTTATGGCGCGTTGCCGGGTAGCGCTAAGTGGGATGAGGCGCTATGGAATGAGTCGCGTTGGTCAATCTTCGATTGGCAGGACGTAACGCCTCAGTCGGTAGCGCTGAGCATTACATGGGGAGCAGATGACCCTACGGGCGTATTGACAATTCCCGCAGCAGGTGCTTGGCTTATCAATACCTATGACCCGCAGCGGTTACTAGACCCGAGCAATGGTAAGTCTCAATTCGCTGCTGCGATTAGACCGGGTAAGCCTATTCGCGTCTCATATATTGACGCGACGAGTACCCGTAAGATTGTGCGACAGGGTTTGATTGACGAAGTTGATTTCGATATAAACGCGCTAACGGGAACGCTGCGCGGTACCGATATGGTGCAATTGATGGTTGGCGCTAACCTAGCGGCGGGATTGACTGGCGTACCAACGACCTTGCGCT